CGACCCAGGAGCGCAGGCGCTCGGCGAGAATGCATGGGCGGCGCAGGTCACTTGGAAGACGCGCTGTCAACTCGTCACCCTGACGCACGGTGATGCGGCACTTCCCGTCATCGTCATACCTGAGTCCGAACACCTCGCCATGCCCTCCGTACTTGGTCACGCACCTGTCCCCCACGTGCCACGGCTCGCCCTTCGCGTCGGTCGGCAACTCGACGTAGCGGTCTTCTAGCTCCTTGGCCCACTTACGGGCGAAAGTGGCTGCGGTTTTTGCGTAAATCGTTCCGCTGTCGTAGCACTCCTCCCACTCAACCGCCATGTCGCGCATCTCGTCGCTAATATTTGCCATCTTCTACCGCCTTCCTAACCATCATCCTCTTGGCCATGTGCCAGCATTTCTTGGCCTTTCTGAGGTCTTTCACCTCGTCATCCTTAAGCCCAGCCCTGTCGAGGTACTTGAGCGCGGAGCCTACCGAGAAGTACACGGCCATCTTGGGCGATACGCGGTACATCGCATCTATGCACTCAACGCCGTCGCTCTGGTAGTGGCTTGGGTGCTCTACCTCGTCCATCGAATCGTCGCTATATGACATCTCACTCACCGTCCGTTCATCATCAAGGCCAGAAGTGCGGCGCAGAACGCGAGGAACGCGATTACGTCACCGAAGTTAACCGCTGGGTTGAATGGGTCTGGCAGAAGCCAATAAAGCATGTTCGTTCCTTTCTCTCATTGCCGCGCTACTCGTAAGTGTTGTACTTTGCGCCGTTGCCCATTGCCTTGCGGTAGCGGTTTATTGTGGCCTTCAGGAATGCGCGGCGCTTGCCGTTGCTTTCATTCTTAAGTTCGTTCTCAAGCTTCTTGATATCGTTCTCGGTGACTTTCATTTGTTTTCCTTTCCCTTCCCAACTTGCAACTATAGTATACACCTATATACCGTAGTTGCAAGCCAGATTCGGGAAAAACTTTGCTAGTACCAACCTCTTTCGTCCGCCATGCGAAGGAAGTCACCGCGAGCGTCGTGGTATGCGGCCTTCGTCACTGGCGAAAGCCCCATCGCGTCCATGTACTCGTCGGCGTCCTTGCCGTCCTCGAACTCGCACACGTCATCGTCTAGTCCAAAGCAGCTGAGCACGTCCCAGTCTCCTTGGTAGCAGTTGATGTGATACTCATGGTTGCCCATCTCGTAGAAGAAGGCATCGTATGCCTGCTCGTAGTCCTTGATGAAGTCGCGCTTCATGTCATTGACGGCATCAAGCTCGCTCATGACGTAATCTAGGTCGCTCTTTAGGCAGAAGGCCCCGAAGCCCATACGAATTAGCTTGTCCCCCTTCATGTCCTTCATGCTCAGCCCCATATCATCAAGGGCGTTGTCAAGCTGCTCCGAGCTGAATGCAAAAATCATGGGAAGGTCGTTGACCCTCTTCGTAGTCTTCTCAATAAGTTCGCTGTATTTCATGGTTGTCTTCCTCTCTCCGTGTATTCCAGAACCTACGCACGCGGCGTGTACTTGAACTTGACTACCCTGCGATAGTTGCGCGTTGGTGGGATGGTGACAATCTTGCATCCATACGAGCCGTTTTAGTACCTGCGCTCGCTTCCACCTAAGCCATTGAAGAATCGCGTCTGCGCTGGGTCTGTGTAGTTCTCGAAGAACCTATCAGTCACGACCTCTTCCGTCACCTCGTAGGGCTTGCGGCTGAAGCCGCGATTCGTGGGCGCGTAGAATTCTGTTGTCATCTTGTACATTTGCTTTCCTTTCTCTCGGGGATTCGCAGTGACGGCCTGTCTCTCGATGGTATGTGCCGTTTGCCATTTCCCTTCCTGACATAATAAGTATACACTATTGTTTCAGAAAATGAAAGCGTTTTCGCAAACTTTTTAAAGGTAGTTTCTGGCATAAAAAGGACCCACCGAAGTGGGGCCTAGTTGCCTTCTAGCTAGTCGTGGTTCTTGAGGATTTCGGTGAACTCGTCTGGGTCAACTTGGTCGATGCAGTCGATGTCGGGGAACTTCTCGCGCATCTCCCATGCCGCACCAGCGACGTCCCAGTTGTGGTAGTCCTCTCCGCTGTCGGTCAGGTAGTCGGCGATTGCATTCTCGTAGTCTGACAGGTACATCATTTCTGGGTTCCTTTCTCTCTCTCCCTCACTTGCTGATACTAGTATACACCTATAACGTCTTGTTGCAAGGGAAAATCTGGAAAACTTTGCCGACATATGGGAGTGGCCCCCAGCATGCCGAGGGCCACAAAGAGAGAAAGGTGCAGCGCTTGACGTGCCGCACCTACATTCTACCACGCAGAAACCTCCTGAGCTGCTTGGCGGGTGATGTGCGCTCGTAATGCATTCTTCTCGCTATCGTCTCCCAGCTCTTGCCCTCAAGGAACCTCATGACGGCGATTGCCCTGATTCGCGCGTCTGGTATCGTCGCGATGAAGGCCATGACCTCAAGCCTCGCCGACTCAACGGCCCTCGCCTGCCTGTCTATCGCCCTCAACACGTCCACGCTTTGCTCGCGGCTCGCAACCCTGCGGAGCGCGTCCAACTCCGCCTGTAGGCTGCGGGCCTGCGAAAGCTCGCGCTCGGTCACAGTCCCAGAATCTCCTTGGCTGCTGCCGTCCTCGCGGCGTAGTCAGAACGTCGGCGGTCTTGCCCGTTGAATGGCACTGGAACGCACATGTCCATGATGCGGCTGTAGATTCGCTGCTCGCCTATCCCGTCCGCCACCATGAGGTCGCGTGGGTTGATGTTCGTCGTGACTATAAGTGGCAGCTTGGAGCGATAACGGGCGTCTATCACGGCAGTGACCTGCTCCGTCATGTACTCGGTCTTCCTCTCGGTCGCGAAGTCATCGATAATCAGCAGGTCGAACCTCTGTAGGCTGTCGATGTACTCCTGCTTTCCAGAGAACCCGTTCGAGAGCTTGTTCACGATGCGCTGGAAGTTGGTCATGAGGCACGGCGTCCCGCTCTCTATCAGGGCGTTTGCTATGCATGCGGCGGCGAAGCTCTTCCCGCTGCCGACGTTGCCATAGAGCATCAGCCCCGTGCCGTTCTCCAGCATCTCTGGGAACTTCTCGACGTACCTCTTCATGGCCGCCATCGTCTTGGCGTCCTTGCCATCATCGTTGGCGAACGTCCACTCCCTCATCTCGGAGTCTGGGAAGCCAGTGCGGCGCATCCTGTCTACGCGCTGCATCCTCTCTCGTGCGCGCTCTTCCTCCTTCTGCCGCTCTTCGGCCTCCACCTCGCACTTGCACATGCAGTAGGGTTTGATTATCCTCCCGTTGAACTCGACCTCGCACTGCTTTGGCGTGTGGCACTTACCACAGTAGAGAAGGCCGTCCTTGATGTAATCGTCCCCCTGCGGCTTGTGGTTCTTCTCCGCAGCCTTTGCCAGTCCCTCTATTATTCCGTCAATCTTCATCGTTTTCCTTCCTCTCTATCGCGTCTTTGGCGCGTACTTTCCAAGTCCCAGAACCTTGTCAACCTCTTCGTCTCCAGTGCTCTGGTAGTAATAATCGGCGTCTATCTTCTTGTCGAATCCGCTCGTTGTTTCACGTGAAACCTTCTTGATGCTTCTATCGCGTCTCGCCCAGTTCCGAATCGTCGCCAGATGGTTCTTGTAGCTCTTTCCAGTAGAAGCCATGTAGGCGCTGAGCCTTTCAATTCTCTCTTCCCAGTCCGTGGGGAACTCGGCTTTGAGCTTCTCCAAATCGGTATCGCTGAGAAGGACGTTGGAGTATTCGCCGTACTTGTGGCGCGTCTCCTTCTTCGGTGCCTCCATATCTGGTTTATTAGGTGTGGTTACATCTGTGTTTATATCTGGTATAGGTTCGCCCTCGTGGGCATTTTCATTTTCCCTGTAGGCAAAATTCATTTGCCCTTTTGTACAAATGGAAAGTCCCTTTTCGGCAAGTGCATACCACCTCGTGCGGTCATAGGCCGACTTGTTGTAGTTGCCGACCAGAATCATCCCGCCATCTTCCAGCTTCTTCAACGCTCCGCGAATCTGTTTGTCAGTGAGGTATGGAAACAGCTCAGCAAATGCCCTGACCGAGTTGTATGTCCAGTACCTGCCGTCGTGGAAGTTTGTCTCGTTGGCGCGGTTGTGCTCAATCCAGTACGCGAGGTTCTGGAAGATGATTGCCGCATTGACCCCGTACTCTTTGGCGATTTGCGGGTCGAACATGTGTAGTGCCATAGCCGAAAACTCCCTCGGTAAGTGAAAGCCCCGTCACAGGTAGCGGCTGCGACGGGGCTTTCTATTTTTCATGCCGTGAAGGCTTGAAAACTATTTTAGCTGCAAGGCCGCTACCCTCGCATATCCATATTATAGCATCACGATTCCTCGATGTTGATGTGGTTGAGGTACGCCATCAATTTTTTCTTGAGGCGGTACTCTTGAGTTTTAATGCCCTTAACGTCCTCGACTACCTGCTTTCCGTCTCGGTAATAAACGAAGTCGGCGATGTACCTCATGCCCCTGTACTTCACCCCGTCGCACTCGAAGCTCGGCAGAATCTCGAAGGGCACCTGAAGGCGAAGCCCCTGAATCCTTCCAGCATCCTGCATGTCGCGGAGCTTGACGTATCGCTTCGCTTCCTTGGCACTGTCGAACTCGATTCCGTCAACGACCGTCTTCTTCGCGTGATATTTACTTGCCCGTCGAGCCAAAGCCGTCATCTCCCCTCTCCGAGTCCTCAAGCTCGTCAACGCGCTCGAAACCCACGTAGGCGCATGGCATGATTACCAGCTGCGTTACCTTGTCACCGCGCAGAACGTGATATGGCGCGTCGCTGTGGTTGTAGAGCTTTACCTTGATTGGCCCCGTGTATCCCTCGTCTATGACTCCCTCGGACGTGATTCCATGTCTCGTGTTGAGTCCAGACTTGCTCTTGAGCATCCCAACATAGCCGTGCGGCAGCTGGATATGGACTCCCGTGTCGATGACGCGAGAACCCCTCGCTGGAACCATCGCGTCAATCGGCGAGCGCAGGTCCGCCCCAGCGTCCGTCTCGTGTGCCCTCACTGGCATGAATGACCCTGCGTCTAGCTTAATCTTCACGCTCTTCCCTCCCGAAGCTGTATCGTGCGTACCTGACCTTCTGGCCGTACCGATTGAATGCGTGCTCTCGCTCCTTGTGTATGTCGTGACCATCGTCCCTGAGCGCGAACACGACAGCCGCGAGCCTTGTGACTCCCAAGTCCTTGAACGCATCGACTGGCGTGATGCTACCGAACTCTCGTATGTAGTCAAGGACCATCTGTTTCTGACTTGCCATCGCTTCCCCCCTCTCTAAACGTAGCTCCTTCCGATTATCTTCATCCAGTCATCGAGCGACCATCCGTAGTGCTCCATTGCTCGCCGCTGCGACACCTCCTGCAGGTACGTCTCGAACGGGCGATTGAAGTGAACACCGTAGCTCGCCATGTTGTGCGCATCTGGAGGCAGGAACACGTACAAGCCGTACTCGATTGACTTCTGTCGGTTCGGCCCGTGAAAGACCTCGTGCCGCACCAACCACGGCTCGCGCTCGTCGAACCACTGAATCATGATGCCGTGGCGCTCGTCGTACCACTCGCCGCACCCCAGAACGCTGTGCTCCTTCATTCCTCGCCCTCCACGTACTTCAGATTTGCTATTTCCTCGCGCGTGAGCACGGATATGCACTGCGCTTCGCATTCCTCACGCGCCCCGTCGATAAGGCGCGAGAACTCCGACGAGTCCATATGCGAGGAACCCTTGTAGACGCGGTAATGAGTGAACTCATGCCCTCCAGCGAATCCAGTGCCGATTTCCTCGAAGTATCGGAAGTATCCAGAAACGTCTATGTCGGAACGCACGCTCACAACCTCGTATGGGGCGTGCTCCCTCAGCATCCGAAAATGAAGCTCCGAGGTCGGTATCCTCAAGACCTTCCCGAGCTGGTTGAGCATCGACCAATAGTAGGCGTTCTGGGTGAGCGTGCGCTTGCGCTTGCGCTCCTTGATTTCGTACAGACGTTCCTTGCTGTCGTGCGGCTGCTCGAAAAGCCAATGGATGATTTCCTCGGCTGTGCCAATCATGCCGCCAATCATCCCGCGTCACCCCCTTTCAAGTGAGTGGGCGGGACGCCCTGAAGCGCCCCGCCGATTGTCTCAGAATGGAATATCGTCGCTGTATATGTCCATCGTGGGCGGCTGCTGGGCGAACGCCTGCGTCTGCTGCGGCTGGTACTGCTGCGACTGCTGCTCCTGCTGCGGCCTGCGGTTCTGCATCAGCTCGACCTCGTTTGCGATGATGTCTACCTTGGAGTGCTTCTGGCCGTCCTTCTCCCAGCTGGAATAATGGAGCTTGCCAGCGATTGCGACCTTCATCCCCTTGGTGAGGATGTCGCTCAGAGCCGTGGCGCGGTTCCCGAAGGTGACGCACTCGAAGAAGTTCGGGGCATCCTCCCACTGGCCCGAAGCGTTCTTTCTGCGGTCGTTCACCGCGATTCCGAAGCTCAGGACTGCCGTCCCGCCCTGCGTCGCACGAAGCTCGGGTGACCTCGTGAGATTTCCAGTGACCGCAACCTGATTAACGCTCATCGTCCGCGCCCTCCTTGCCGTCATCGGCCTTCTTCTTGTCCATAAGCTCGCGAAGCTTGCTCTCGTAGTCCTTTGGGAAAGCGTACTTTAAGATTGTCGCGACCTCAGCTTGGCTGCCAAAGTAAATGTCATTCCCGTAGAAGTCGGTCGCGGCGTTAAACATCGCCTCCTTCAGCATCGCCGCCTTGTATGCAAGCTCCAGAATCGACTTGTACTCGCTTCTGGCGATTGTGACGGTTCCATCTGACATTCCGTTGCCCCCCTTGTTCACGTTGATTTCGATGTTGCTGTTGTCGTCGTTACCAAGCATGTCTGATTCTCCTCTCTCTAGTCCTTTGTGTATACGTAGGCCCTGAGGCCCTTTGTGTCGTTGTAGATGCTCAGTCCCGTTATCTGGCCGCCCTCAATACGCACCTTCTCGCAACGGAACTTGTCGTAGCAGGCTGGGCGTCCGTTCTTGCCCTGCTTGATGTTGCACTTCTCGGCGGGAACCCAGATGAACGGAGCCGTGTAAAGCTCGCGCCCGATTCCCAACATGAAGCCAGCCCGCTTGAATGCATCCGAGGCCCTTCCCTTCTCGGCTTCCATATTGGAAGGCGTCCCGTTTGACTGCTTGGCAATCCACTGGGACTTTTTTGCGTCCCAGACCTCGATTGTGCAGAACAACTCGCCGTTGATGCTCTGGTAAGAGTCGCGCCAGCCCATGACGCCGAAGGTCTCGTCCAGGATGCGCATGTCGCAACGGCTGTCCTTGTAAAGCAGGAGCGACACGCCCCTCTGGCCGCACTGGGCTACGCGCACCTCGATTTCGTCTGCCCTCAACTCGCGCATGTCACTTCACCTGAAGGCTCTCGTTGGTGACGATTTCGGCGTGCTCTACATCGCGCCCGTCAGCCAGAGCGGCCTTGATTGCTGTGCGGTTCGGCACAGGCTCCTTGTAGGTCAGCAAATCGTCGGCGTGTTCCTCAGCCCATGCCACGAAGCCATCATAGACATGAACGCTCTTCGCCTTGCGGTAGCTGCAACGCACCTTGGCCGACTCGAACTTCTCGCCCTTCAGCGCGTAGGCGAGAAGGGACTTGATGCGCTCGGCCTTGTTCTCCACGGCCTTTCGGCGCTGGGCGAGGTTCGATTCCTCTTCCCTCATGGCCTTGGCTTCGGCAACGAGGTTCTTGTAGAAGCAGCCGATGTTCTCGACCTTCTGCGTGCGCTCCATCTGAAGCTCGTCGTAGCGCTTCTCGTCCTCGATTTCGCCCGTCTCCATATCAACCAGAGACGTGATTGCATCGTCGATTTCGTAAATGCTCATACCCATGTTGTCGTTCCTTTCTCTTTGAGTTCTTCAAGCTCTTCCTCGGTATAGAAAACGTCTTGTCCCGCAAATAGCTTGTTAATCAGGTCGTACAGAGCCGTCATGTGCTCCTTCGTCGGATTGCCCCTCTCCATTCTCGTCACCGTCCCCGAAAAGATAGTCGAGCGTGTAGGTAGCATCGTTGCGTCCCTCAAGCTCAGACTGGATTGCCATCATCTCGCCAAGTCGGAACTGTCGCTTTCCAGACAGCAGCCGCCACAACGTACCGTACTTGACTCCGATTGCATCCGCCATCTCCGAGTTTGTCAGCCCAGCTCGTGCGATTTCGGCCTTCAGATTCTTGTACATATCATCACCCCCTTATGTGCTCAATGTGCGCACTTATGTGCTCCAACAATTTCCATTATAGGTAAGAAGTTTCAAAATGCAATAGGTTTTTCTAAAAATGTCAAAACTTGCTTTCAGTTTTGAACACTTTAGTGTTTACAGTGAACACCTATAAATTATATAATTGTCTAGGCAAACGTGGTAACACCAACGTTTAGCGGGGAAAGGAGTCGAATTTTGGATGGCATTTACTGACAATTTGCAGGCGCTTATGAGCGCAAAAGGGATATCCCGTCGAAGATTGGCGAAAGAGTGCGGGATAAGCCCCAGCGCGGTGAACAGCTGGTTCAACCGCAGCGCCGAGAACATCAGCTTGCAGACGCTGAAGAAGCTGTCTGATTACTTCGGGATAAGCATCGAAGAGCTTGTCCACGGTACGAAGACGCGGCACGAGCTGGTATTCACGAGCGATACATACACGGAAGATGAACTCGCGCAGATTAAGCAATTCGCGCACTTTTTAATAGGACAACGAGAAAGGAATGAATGATGGATGGCATACGCAATGTACCTGCGCAAGTCACGCGCAGACGAGGAATTGGGATACGAAAACACGCTTGAACGACACGAGGAAATGCTGCGCAACCTCGCGGCTCAGACTGGAATACACGTCGATGAATCGCACATATACCGCGAGATTGTCTCGGGTGAGAGCATCGAAGCCCGCCCACAGATGCAAAGGCTGCTGAAGGCAGTCGAGATGGGACTTTACACGGGCGTTCTGTGCATCGAGCTTGAACGTCTCAGCCGTGGGGACGGAGCCGACCAGCAGCGCATACTGAAGGCGTTTCAGTTTTCCGACACGAAGATAATCACGCTCACGAAAACATATGACCTTGCTGGCGATGATTCTTTCGACGAGGAATTCTTTGAGTTCGGGCTCTTCATGAGCCGACGCGAGTACAAGATGATAAAAAAGCGCCTGTATCGCGGAAGGATACAAGCGCAGAAGGAAGGATATTTCATAGGGTCGCGCCCACCATACGGGTACGACAAGAAGCGAATCGGGAAAGGCTACGTGCTGGTGCCGAACGAGAACGCGGAAGTCGTTCGATACATCTTCAGGAGGTACGCGCAATACGACACTGCGGCGAACATCCTGCATGACCTGAACAACATGGCAATACCTACAGTGACTGGGGCGAAATGGACGGCATACGCCATCCGCGAGGTCATTAAGAACCAGACGTACATCGGAAAGATAAACACGAAGACAGTCCGTTGCGAGAAGTCGATACGGGATGGGAAGGTCGTGCAAAAATGGCTCAACAACTACGAGCCAGTGACAGTCGAAGGAAGGCACGAGCCGATAGTTGATGAAGAGTTGTTCTGGAAGTGTCAGGAAGTCCGCGACAGCAAGAAGACGAGAACGAGGTCAGACCAGACGCTGAAAAACCCATTCGCGTCGATAATGTTCTGCAGCGTGTGCGGCAAGACGATGCGCAGAACCCACTACGATTACAAGGGCGAAAGAACGTTTTACTACGGATGCCAAACGTCACGATGCGAGACGAAGAACACCTTCACGCACGTCGTATATGACATGGTGATTGACGAACTCAAGAAGGAACTGGAACGACAGCAGGTAGTGCTCGCCGATTACGACACATCCCCAGAGCATGACGCGAGAAGGGACGAACTCGAAATGCTCAAGGCCGAACTCGGAAAGAAGTCGATGATGCTTGAAAGGGCGTGCGAAGCATACGAGACTGGAGTCTACGACCGACAGACATACTTGGAGCGAGTCCAGAAGGTAAACGCAGCAAGGGCTGAGCTTCAGGCAAGGGTCGAGGACTTGGAGAAGAGCATCGATGAAAGCGAGGAAAGGCACGAGAAGGCGGTGCCGATTCTCACAAGGGTTGTCGAGGAAATGCACACCTTGGAGCCGAAGGAGCAGAACGACCTACTCAAGATGATTGTCGATAGAATCGAATACGAAAAGACTGAGTCGGGCGCGGCGATAGAACCTACGCTCCGAATCAGTCTCAAAATATAGCCTTTCAACCATCATGAGGGGACGCATTTATATACCCCTCCATGATTCCAGAAACACAAGATGTCGGGGCGCTTTGGCAGACATATACAACATATAGGGGGAAGCCGCTTGGTTTCCCCCTTTTTTCGCTTGAAATACCCCTACACCCACTAGGGCCTGCCATTTCTAACGCCTTAAAACGCCTCTCAGCAAGCCGTTTACCTGCGGAAACGTCAAGCCGTCCTCTTCCACATGTAGACGGCAAGATAAGGCGGCATGTTGTTGTGCGCCTTGTTTCCACCAGTGTACAGCGTGTTTACGTTGCCGCTGTAGCCCCTCTTGTCGTTCGCCTGAACCGTCATTGACGAGGTTGCCCCGCCCGTGGTGTTGTAGTTGTCGAGCGTGTGGTTGTGCGACGGCATTTCGGACGTCGTGAGCTGGTGGGCAGCTTCTCCGCCCATGCTCCCAGCCGCGTAGGTGTCATCGGCACCAAGCAGGAACCTGCCCCAGATGCGCTCCCACGTCCCGCCGAACAATGCAGCTGGATTGGCATCGGTCACGCTCAGATAGATTGAGCCGACTGGGTAAGCCCCCTGAGCCGTGATCCATGCCGAATCTCCGAGCTGCAAAACGTCAGATTGGCTGGGCAGGCAGTTCACACCGACGCTCGACTTCTTGGTGTCGATAAAAAACGCAGGGATGCCCTTTCCCAAAGTCAGGTTGTATTCTGTCGTTTCCAGCTTGTCAGAGATGGTCACAACGAAGTCGTAGGCCGAATCCCTGTCGCACGTCAGCGTTGATTGGATTGAATCTTCCAGCTCGATTGGCGTTCCATAGCTAGAATCCGAAACCTTCTTGAACTTCGCGGAGATTGTCACGGCATTCTTGCCGTTCAGATACGAGTAGCGTGCGTGAGCCGTGATGTACGTCGTAGGCTCGAAGTTGTTCAGGCGATGAAGGTCAATGACGGCAGTCGGTGCGCTGTAATCATCGACGGTTACCTGAACCGATTTGATAGCAGTGAACCCACGGCTGTCGGTTGCCGTGACGGTCAGCTCCTGCGAATACGAGACGTCCACGGCTCCCAGCGAGACGGCCCCAGAACTCGTAACCGTCTTTGATACTCCACCGAACGCGATGGTGTAGCTCGCGATGGTCGCGCCCTTCTTTGCGGTCGCGGTCGGAACGTTCACGGTCAGCGTGGAATGGTTCTGGATGATGCGCGACTTGTCCCCAGTCACCGCCACGGTCGCAGCGTTGGTGTCCTCATACGAGACGGCACCGAGTTCGGGCGCTGCGTCAACGACGTTCATCTTCCTGTCAGCGCGAGAATAGTAGGCCGTGCCGTCGATGGTCGTTTTCAGCGCGTATGTTACCTTCAGTGTCGGCGAATCGTTGCTCGCGTTTCTCAGGGTCGTGCGCTCAGAATCTGTGAGCTGCATCGTGTACGGACCGCCCGACCCGCTTATTGCGCCAGCCCTAGTAATGCTCCCGCCAGCGAACTCGATTGACAAATCGCACGCGAAAGACGATGGGTTGCTGTACGTCATCGTCGGGTTCGTCTCGTCGGTGAAGTCGTTGGCCGTGACGATGGTCGCGTTCCTAGCTATCCTGTCGAGCGAGATGGAGCCTGACGCGACGATGCTCCCGACCTTAGTGCCGTCGATTGTCGCGTTTAGGTTGAACGTGTCGGTTAGCTGCGCTGTCTTGGTCCCGTCCGCGTCATGCGAAACCCTGTGGACGGTCGTACCGAGAAGCACTGAGCCGCCCTTCTGGTTGATTGCCCCAGACGTATAGCCCTGTGAAACCACTCCAACAGAACACGTGTTTGCACGCGAAGCGATGTTCAGCGAGTACGCCGAGCCGATGACGAGCGTGTGCTTGACCGTCACATCCGAGTAGTTCCCCGCTGCGTTCTGGACCGCGCTCCAATCAGCGCGAAGAGTGTAGCCCCGATACGAGCCTGTGATGCTTCCGCTTGATGCCATTCGATTTCCCCCCTTCCTATGCCAGCGCTACGAACGCGATTCCCGTGCTCGCGTCTGTCTGAATCGGTACCATCTTCAGCAAGCCGCCCACTGCGAGCGAGCTGTTGACGTATCCGTTCGCCATGTAGAACACGCCATCGGTCACCCCGTAGGTCGCGTTTCCCTGTGCGTCGTACCCTACTAGGCCCTGCGAAGCGTTGATTTCGATGCGCGAGCCGTCGTTGGCCCACATGCGCAGTCCTTCCTTGTCAAGCCTTCCGATAACCGAGCCACCAGCCGAGCGAACCTCCATCACGCCGTTCCCGTTGTCAGTCCCTCCCAGCTTCAGGGTTCCTCCCTTGATGAGGTCTGCCACGAAGTTGATGACGTTGATGTTCTGCATGTTCATCGTGCCGTCGATGCCCCACGCGCTCTCGAAAGGACCAGCAACGCCGTTGCGCGAGAACGCAATGCCGTTGTCGTTTATCAGGATGACGTTGTGAGCTTCCTCCTTCGGCAGCGAGTCCAGCACCATGATTTTCGAGCCGTCGTAGATGACGTAAGATGCGCCCATCGACTGCGTGATTGTCTGGGTGACCGTATCCGTGACGCCCTGAATCGCGCTGTTGACCGTGCTCTGAGCCGCGCTTTGCGCGGACGATTGGAGCGTTCCAGCAAGTCCGCTGAGCGTCTTGGTGAAGTTCCCGAACTCAATCTCGGTGTACTTTCCGAGAATGCAGTCGTACGTGAACCCTATCACGCTCGTCAGGATGTGAACCCCAAGGCGCTCGTCGATAACCTCCACCGTGTCACCGACGTCGGTCACGCGCTCCATGTCTGCCTTGAGCGTGTAGTTCACCTTGGGCACGCAGTTTGCGTTGACGTAATCCTGCGCCTGCCTTCTCAGGTCATCGACAAGGGCCTTGTGGTAGGCAGCCTCGTCGTTGCCATAAGCGTCCTTGTCGATGTCGGACTGCGAGAACGAGACAGTCTTTGTGTATGGGATGTCCCACTTTTGCTCGCTCTCGACGTAGATTGACGCGCTCGCGTCTTGGTCGTTGAGAAGGATGCCGTCCGCGCCTACTGGTAGCAGCTTCGTAACGACGTCGCTCCAATCTTCCTCGCACGTCAGCTCCTTGAGGTTCTTGCGGTACCTCACCGTAACGCCGTTGTCAGTGCCGATTGACTGGCGAAGCTCGATACGGAAATTGTCACGCACAAGATGCCCGCCCCATCGCTCGATGACCGTCTGTATCGCTTCGTAAAGCGACTTTCGCACGCATCTGAAGGAATCGACCGTCTGAACGTCGGACGTGGTTACGAACTCGCTCCTTGGCTCGGTTGCTTCGTTCAGGTGATCCAGCGCCGCGTTTGCCGTCATGTCAACGACATACGAGTCGGCGATGAGGTAATTCTTTGAGTCATAGAACACGTGCCACGCCTTGAGGGAAACCTTCGTGCTCTTCTTCGTCACGTCCGAGATGCGGAACGCCTGAGCGCCCTGCGGCGTGTCGGCGACGATTATCCTCCCGCTCGTCAGGTAGTCGGCGTACTTGGTGCTCGCTTCCAAATCTAGGTAGTAGTCCCCGTTGTCCTTCTTTGTCACCTTGGCCTTCGTCGGCAGAAGGACGATATCGCCGTTGCTCGTGAAGTCCTTGTCTGTGCTTTGGAATACCCGAATCATTCAATCCCTCCCTATGTATCAAAAAGGGGTGGCGCATGTGCACCACCCCAAAGAATAGCCGCTTTCGGCCTGTCACAGCTCGATGCCGTAGATGTCCTTGTACGCGGCCCTCGTGGCTTCCTTGTACTTCTCGGGCACGCTGTCAAAAGTTCGCAGCCCCTTGTAAATCAGACGCGCGTAGATGTAGCCCATTTTTAAGCCCCCTCAGTGATGCTCGCAAGCGCTTCCTGTAGCTCGCTTATTTGCTCGGCGTTGATTTCGTCCTGTCCCTTCACGCGGCTGGTGAAATGGGCAACGACGTTCTCGCCGTCCGTCTCGGCCTTCACGGAGACGGGCACAAGATGCTGCACCGCAGCGCCGTCGAAAGTCACGCCCTTCAGGTTGTCCTCGGTGAACTTCGCGCGGATTGCGTCAAGCTCCGCGAAGGTCTTGACTACCGCCACGCAGTCGAGCACCGTGCTCGAATCAGTGAAGTCGTAGGTCGTGCCGTTCGTAAATTTCAGTGTCTTTGCCATTTTTCCTCCTTTTGATGTTCCCTACCCCAGATGCGCAAGGCTCCCAGCAACTCCCGCCTTGACGTATAGGACGGTTATCGTAACGGTGAGTTCGGGCCAGTTCGACCCGCCGACGTTGTTTGCACGCATTGTGACACGCGCGTGCTGATTGCTTGTAATATCAATCCATGTAGGGCTGAACGTCCCCGCATGGTTAGATGTGAAGCCAGAGACACAAACTGGCGTCCAGCCACTCAAAGCCGCGTCAACATCGACGTCAACGGTGGCCCCAGGGGCTATATTCGTGAAAGACTGGTCGAACTTCTTGGTCATGATGACGCCGCTAGTAATGCCGCTAATCTCGCCCGTTACCGTCGTTGCCGTGGAGTTGGAATCGCTGATTGTGGAACCCTTTGCGATTGATGCCGTCACCTTGCGCAAAACGCCACCGACAACGACGTAATCCCCAGCAGAGTACGCCTGAGATGCCGTGGTCGAGGACTCTACCGCAGCGCTCGGGACGATTTGGCGCTGAATCGCCACGTTGTCTGCGTTCCTCACCTCGTACGTGAACGTTGCCCCATCAGTGTACGTGATTGTGTACGTGTCAACGACGCCAGTCGTTGCGGTCTTCTCGATTTTCGAGATTCCTCGACCGTCTTTTCCCTTGACGTTGCCGATTAAAGTCTTTGCCATTAGCCATCACCCCTCTGTAACGTAGTACAAGTTGCCGCTTGCCGAGTCGTACTCGAAGTCTGGCACCTCGTCCGAATCCGAATGGTAGACCCAGAGATTTCCGTCAGCATCGACGCCCATATTGAAAAGTCCAGACACTGGGACCGAGACTACGTTCCCCGTGTCTCCCTTCTCGCCCTTCTCGCCGTCGCGGCCATTCTGCACATAGAACTTCTGTTCCACCCCGTTCGTGAGCCTTACCGTGTACGTGTCGATTAGGCCCTCAGTCGCGGTCTTTTCGATTGACTCGATGCTGGCACCAGTCTCGCCCTTGAGCATCAGAACCTTGACCGTTTCGTCAATGTTTGCCATGTCCTCACCCCCTAGAAAGTCACGTCCTGCATGATTTCGAGTACCCCGCGCATGACGGTGAACACGTCCCCGTTGCACCCGATTTCGAGGTCGTAGAAGTACTTCCCAGGCTTCGCGTCGGCGGTGTCGCTCGGGGCCACCCTCACGACGTAGGAGCCTCGCCCGGCCTTCGACACTCCGTCCGAAAGAGACTTCTTGAAAAGGAATCGCTTGTCGCTCCGGTTAGATTTGCAGGTGAAATGGGCACGCTCCAGATCCTGGCCGAAAGGCGTGCCAGTCTCGTCGTAGACCTGAATCCCGAAGGAAAGCGTGTCACCGCGAACCATGCGGATGTACTTGTCCTCCATCGTGAAATTCGTCCGCACCATCATAACCACCTCGAAAAATCTTCGACCTTGATTCCCGTGACGTCTCCGCGCCACGACATGACGTTCTCCCCTGCCTTCAGAGCCAAGTCGGCGTAATCTCCAGTGACACGCCGATTCATCAAGGCATCACCATGGTATGCGTTCATCTCGTCAGCGTCTATCGTGATGTAATCATCATCGATTGAGAACGACAGCACCGTGACGGCATTGATTGCAAGCTCGACGTTGCCGCTGCCGTAGACGGTTACGGTCGGCCTTGAGATGATGTTCCCTCGATTGGTGAGCGTGATTGAGCGGAAATTGTTGCTCGACATCGTGGCCGTCAACGTGAAGCCAAGCGTGGTGCCAGCCTGTACGTACAGCCATAGAGCGTCGTACTCTGTGTCGGCGTCTGCCGTGATGCTCGACGTGCCGTTGCTCTTCAGCTCGGTGTACGTTCCGCCGAAAGAGTCTCCATCAGGCTGTGCGCGTGACACGAGCTTGAGCGCACAGCCTGCGGCGTCCCCGCTCGTCGCAGCCGTGAGCGTGTAGCTGCCAGAAAGCGTGATGCGGTCTATAGGAACCATAATCTCGGCGGTGTTCGTCGCCTTCCCAGCAACGCGCACGCTTCCGCCACTTGAGACTGCCGTGATTCCGAACCTGCTCGCCGTTGAGTCCTTGACGTTTATGAGTTGGTTAACGACCTCAAAAGTCCTGTCAACGGCGTCGTACTTGAATGGCTGTACGTGCAACTTCACCTTCGCCGTGCGGAACCGCACCAAGCGCTCGAAGTCGATTTGGTCGAGAATCTGATAGCGGTAGTACTTGTCTGGCTCGTTGCTGAAAACGACCTCTCCCTCTGAGTCGAGGAATGCTATCGCGTCATCGACGTCGAAGTCACCATGAAGGCCGATGCTGACCTCCTTGTCGTAGGCAGCGTATCCCAGCTTGGTGATTATGTCTCCGTCGCGCCCGTCGATGTCCTCGGACGAATAGCGCATCTTCGGCTTCGTGATAGGCGGAAGCGACTGGATCATCAATCCCTTGACGTCCGTGCTCTTCTCGCCGTTCAACTCTATGTATCCAATCATGCAAACACCTCCTATGCGTAAATCGCGTTCGTGACCGTACGCTCCACGAACCTTCCTGCCACCTCGTCATCGAGGACGATGTGGACCCTTCCAAGCGCTTCGACAACGGCGTCAACGATTCCGTCTCCGCCATAGGCCCCAGCTCCTGCCGATTGATACGCGACCGATTCCATCGTGCCACCAATCGAGAACACCGAAGCATCGGGCATGGCGTCCTGCATCTGCCGCGTGACGTTGCCCATCTCGCTTTCGAAGCCGACACCGATGCCCTGCGCAATGTACTTGCCGACTTGGTCACGGAACACGCGCGAAGGCGAGTGGATGCCGAGCGCGTTCTTCATTCCGTCGAGGATTCCACTTGCAAATGACTTTACCTTATCAGCAAGCCACCCAGCAGCTCCGCTGATTCCGTTCCAGATTCCGTGAACGATGTCACCGCCGATGCTTGCAACCCTGCTCGGAAGGCTCTTGATTCCATTGACAACAGCGTTGAACATCCTGTGTGCGCCGTCAGCTCCCTTTGCCGCCATCTGTCCAGCCCACGACGCGAGCCTTGAGATGACCTGCGAAAGGAAGCTCCCAATCCTGCTCGGAAGCTGTTGGATGAAACGCACGACGTTTGCATTGAACTGCGTTCCAGCTCTGGTCGCGTTCGACGCCATGTTAGACACCCAAGAGCCTACCCTCGAAATGACGTTCGAGAGGAATGAGCCAATCCTGCTGGGAAGCTGCTGGATAAAGTTCACGACATTGCTAACGAATTGTGAGCCTGCCTGCCGCGCGTTCTGCACGAAGCTCGAAACCCACGAGATGACGGTCCCGATGACCGTACCAAGCAGGTAGCCAATGTTGTACGGAAGGTTCTGCACGAAGCTCACGACGTTAGAAACGAACTGCGAACCAGCGCTCGCCGCCTGCTGCGCGAGGTTCGACGCCCACCCAGTGACCGTGGATATGACGTTGTTCAGCCAGTCGGCGAACATCTGCGGCAGCTGGCTAATGGTCGTGCCGAGGTTCGTGAAGAAGTCACCGATTGCCTGAATCGCATTGCCGATGAAGTCCTTGATGCCGTTCCAGATGTTCGTCACCGCGTCGCGGAAGTCCTTGTTCGTGTTCCAAAGAACAACGATAGCCGCGACAACGCCAGCGATAAGTCCGATTACAAGACCAATCGGAGAGGAAAGTTGCACGGCGTTCAGAATCCTCTGTGCCACGGTAAGCCCCTCGGTCGCTGCCTTCCACTCATTGAAGGCCGTGACCATCGCCTCTACCTTTTGCGCGACCATTATGCCGCCAAGTGCCGTCGCTATGCCGGCGATTAGCGGGCCGATGGTTGGAAGGTTGTCCTTGAACCACTGAATCGCCTTCTTGATTGGCGGGATGACCTTGGAAACGGCGTCTGAGATTCCGTTGATGAAGTTTGTCACGTTCTCGGAGCCGATGGCATCGTAAATCTGCATCAAGCCGTCGGTGACGGCGGCCTGCATGTTGCCCATCGCACCCTCGAACGTGTCCGTCGAGGTCGCCGCCTGCTTCGCCGCGTCCGTAAAGCCCAAGTCCATAATCGCCTTGTTGAACTCGTCGGCGGTAATCTGGCCCTTCTCCATCGCGTCGCGGAAGTTCCCAGTGTACGCGCCGTTCTTCTTGAGCGCCTCCTGAAGCTTTCCGCTCGCGCCCGGAATCGCGTCCGACAGCTGATTCCAGTTCTCGGTCGTGAGCTTGCCTGCTCCAGCAGTCTGCGTGAGCACCATCGCGACCGAACTGAACGTGTCCTGATTTCCGCCAGCGACGGCGTTGAGGTTTCCAGCCGCTTCGGTAAGCTGCTCGAAGTTCGGGACGCCGTTGGCAGCGAGCTGCGCCGTCGTGTTCGAGACCGTCTCGAGGTCGTAAACTGTCTTGTCGGCGTAGTCCTTCATCTGAGTCTTTGCAGTCTCGATTTGGGAATTATCATAGCCAGCGAAGCTCATTGTCGATTCGAACTTCTTCAATGAGTCCGAACTTTGAATTGCTTCGCCCGCAAGGTCTTGTATGCCGCTGATTGCGGTTTGAATGACGTTGCCAGCCAGATTTGCAAGCGCGCCCTTGAGCACGGTGAAGCCACCGTTGCCCGCACTACTTGCGCTGTTACCAAGCTTGTCAAGACCACCAGCGAGGTTGTCTGCTCCAGTCTTGGCCGCGTTCATCCTTGACTCGTTCTGCTGGACCTCGCTCGAAAGACTCTTAATCTCGGTACCGAGCTTCTTCGCTTCCGAGCTGTTCTTTCCGTACGTCAGCACGGCGTTTGCGTACTCACTCTTAAGGCTCGAAAGCTTGCTCTTCTGCTGCTCGATTGTGGAGCTAAGGCGCTCCATCTCGCTTGCCGCCTTGCCCTGAGCGCCGCTCATATCCCCAAGCTGCCTGTCAAGTTCGCCTATCTCGGACGTGGTCTTGTTGATGTCGGTCTTTGCGTTGTTAATCTGCGTGCGCATTCTGGACATTGCGTTTGCGTTCGAGTCCTGCGCCGCCGTGCTCTTGTCGACCTCCCTCGCAAGCTGCTCGACGTGCTGCTTCTGCTCCTTGTACTCGGGCGAAGTCTCTCCCAGCTCCTGCCCTATCTTCTCGAGCTTGGCCTTCTCTTCCTCGTAAGACTGCACCAGCTTCTCGTGCTTTTGCGCGTTGGTCGCGTACTCGTCGCTCATCTTCGAGTACTGGGCCTGAAGAGTCGAAAGCCGCTGCTTCTGCTGTTCCAGCTTCTCGTTGAGCACGTTCTGCTTGGCAGTGAGCGCCTGCGTGCTCGTGTCGCTCTTGTCATACTGCGACGCGACGAGCTTCATCTCGGACGATACCTCCTTCAGCCGCTGCGTGATGTTACGCAGCGCTGCGCGGTACTCGCTCTCTCCTGTCAGCTTTACGGCTCCGCCAAAACTCGTCATTCAAAATCACCTCCATGTTTCACGTGAAACACTAGAACCATTCCTCATCACTCTCGGCCTTCGCATCGATGCTTGCATACGTCGAACCGCTTGCCCTCAGCCTTGTCTCTGTGTCGAACGTGTCCTTGTATGCCTGATACAGCCCACGAAAGCGCCTGAGCGTGAGTCTCCCGACCTCCTTGTCGGACGAAAGCCCCAGCCTCGTCCGGCCCATGAAGTAGTACCACGAGAAGTTGATGGTCGGGTCGTAGTCAAAGATTACGTCTTCGTCGTGGACTATGCGTTTTTTGAGTCATCCTCGGTGGAGTCGATGACGCTCTTCTGCACCTTGTCGGTCACGGATTCCAGACCGACCTCGGTCAGGATGCGTGCGACCTTTCTATGCGTGAGCGGCTTCTCGTCTGTGCCGTCCTCGTCGTTGGAAATGTCGATTCCCTCGTTAATCATCTCCATGACACCAAAGACGAGCGCCTTGATGTTTGGCTCCCCGCCATCGTCAGGCTCGGTGAGCTTGCCCCATGCCTCGATGCTGCCATACTCGTCCTGAATCGCCTCCATGACGTTGAGGTCGAACACGAGCCTGTAGGTCTTTCCGCGATACTCGATTTCCTGCATCGTACTCTTCATAAAATTCCACCTTTCATATCGAATGGGCCATGGGCCGACTTGACCCATGACCCATTATCCCGCATCTTTAGTCAAACGGCAGCGCTAGGAAGAAGACACCTTGAGCTTGTCCTTGACCCACGTCACCGCTGCGTCCTTGGTGTCGAACGTCTGCGCCGCGCTCCAATCGCCGTTCGCGAGCGAGGATGCAGTCCCCTCGATTTCGGGCGTCTTGAACTCGACGCTCTCGCCCTTGGTCTGGTCATCCTGAGACGGCTCGGAGAACTTCACCTTGTACAGGAACTCGCCCTTGTACGCCATCTTGCCATTGACCATCTTTGTGATGACTCGGCCGAGTCCGATGTAGGGCGCCGTGTCGTTGGCGTTGCGTACCATCTCTCCCTTGCCGCTCGTTCCGTCCTTGACGGTGTGGCCGAGGATGGGCGCGAAGATTGTATCGTCATCGTCCGCGACCCCGAGAGTCACCTTGGCGGAGTTGAAGGTCTTGTCAGACTCCGCGAGCGCGTCCTCGGCGTACAGGGTCGCGTCATTGTTGGTGACGTCAACCTTCGTAGAGACGGCCTTGCCGAAGCTCTTCGCGCCGTCATAGGTCGGAGTGCCGTCCTCCGCTTCGGTGAGCTTGCCCCACCAGAGATTTGTAAGTCCAATCTTTGCCATGGTTAAACCCCTCTTTCCTTTGCAAAACTAAGCGTCACATGGAAGTATCCAGTGTCGCTCTCGTACATGTCTGCCGACGAGCGCGTTGGCTGCCACGTCCATCCAGCGCCCGCCAGCCTTGATTTGACCGCTTCCACCAGTTGAGTGAAGTTGCCCTTGCTGTACACGTCGAAGTCGTAGTACGTGACATACCCCAGCAACGAATCGTCTCCGCTGTACGAGCTGTCATCAGACTCGCGCATGAAAATCACGTAAGGCTCGCCGTGTCCCTCGTAGTCCATGAAGCGGACTGGAACCTCTTTGCCACCGACAGTGAAGCCGTCGAAGATGTCTACGATTTCGGCGTTCATCTAATCACCCTTGATGTAGCGGTCTTGGACTTTCATCATCGCCGCTTCGATTTGGCCCTTCTTGAAGCTCTTCCGCATGAACGGGTGCCTTGGGTATGGCGAATTGCTGCGTCCGTACTCTAAGAGGTTACAGACCAGCGGCGCTGGCACCTTGTACGACTTCTTGCCATTGTGGTTCATGAAATACCCGTAGAACGCGACTTTCGTGTTACGCCCGCCGTCTGACGGAGTGTAGTACGGTCGCGTCATCTTAAGGCACTGCATGATGTTGGAGCCGTGGAAGCTCGCAGGGACGTTTGCCTTGACGTTCGCAAGAACCGTCTTTGCGCCCTCCTGAGTCATCTCTTCGAGCATCTTCTGTGTGTCCTCGCCAAGCTCTTCGAAAACCTTCATCAGCTCGGTCGGTAATTCGACCTCCATCCTTGCCACTAGTGCGTCACCTCCTTCGCCTGAATCTCAAGCTCCGTATTGGCATAGTCGATGTTGTTGAGATACTGAATCTCGTAGCGCCTTCCGTCGAACAGAACGACCATGTCTCGGTCGATTTTTGTTGTCGGCGGGTAGCGGATAGTGAAGTTCGTCGTTGCCGCTTCGAAGCTCGTGCCGCTCTTGATGAGCGTGTACCCGCTCGTGGTTCTCACGCTCGCGTAGGCTTCAAGAACAGGCTCGTCAACCGTTGTCGGGAACCCCTCCGCGTCGTGCCCAACCTTCGGTCTGACGATTTCAATCCTGTGGTCGTACTTTCCTGCGTTAATCATCTTTTGCCACCGATGGAAGCAGGTTCACCGAGTGCATGTCGAGCGTGCTCTGTACCATACGATTTACGTTCGCGGAGTCAACGTACAGCGCGCGGTTGTCGTACATGTCTTGGCACAGGACCAACAGCGCTGGAACAAGGTCCTGAGACTCGTCAAGCTGCGCGGTCGTAAGCCCCGTGTACTTGCACATGTAGGCAGTCGCTGCGCCAATCAGAGTGCTGAGGTACCCATCCTCGTATGGAGTCACCTCGCCGACCCTGAGAAATGCCGCAAGGTCGGCGGAGGTGACATCGGATACTTTCAAAATCTGGTTCATCTAATCCCCCCTACTCTTGGGGATTCGCGTCCCCAGACTTCTTGGTGCTCCTTCCGCGCTTTGGCTTGACCTCTTCGATGTATCCAGCCTTGAGCAGGTCGGCAACGATTTCGGCGTCCTTAATCTCCCGCGTCTCGCCCTCGCACATCGAGATTGCTCCGCTGAAGGACTTGAGCGCCTTATGCACCTGCCATCACCAGCTTGGCGAGCTTCTGGGCGTCCTGCACCTTGGAGTCGAACTCGAACCACGAGATTACGCCCGTGGCGTGCTCGTCGGCGTACTTCTCTCGAAGAACCTGAGTCGTAATGTTCTCAGAGAACTTCGTCGCAAGGCCCGTCATATCGCCGTAGTAGATGGTCGTTGCTCCAGCCTTGATGTCGGGCATGTTGTCGGACACGTATACGGGCTTGCCGAGAAGGACGGTACCGAAAGGCGAAGAGATGTCATCGTTGAGCAGGTAGTGCCCGTCGGTGCCCTTCAGAAGTCGGAGCGCCGTGCGGGTCGCGGGGGACATAATCCAGAAGGCGTTGTTCTGGTAGACGTCCTTGATGGAATCCTTCAGCTTGACAACATCGTCGGAGGTGATTGCGGTACCTGCGGCGGTGGTCACGGAGTTGGTGAGCTTGGAAAGGCCCTCGACCTTGTTGCTGGTGCCGATAAGCAGCTCGTGCTCGATGAAGCGCGCGATGTCCTCGCCCATCTGGTTGACGACGAAGGAAACGATGTCGAACTGAGAGTTGTTAATCAGGCTGTTGCTAATCTTGGAAAGGGCGCCAGCGAGGAAGCCGTCAAGCTCGATGTTGGTGAACTTGCCGTTGCTGGAGGTCAGCGGGGTGAACTCCTCGGCGTAAGCAACGTTGATGCCACCGCTGGTGGTGTCGTAGTACGGAATCTGGAGCTTGCCCTTGACGTTGTACTTCTGCGACTTCTCCAGAATCGGCGAAACGTCATAGACCTTCTTGATAATCTGCTGCGCGATGGTGGTCGGGATGACCGCGCCGTTGTCGGTCTTCTTCAGCTCGCCCGCACGCTCGTGCATCACGCGGCCACGAATGAAGTTCTCGAATGCTCGGGTGTCCTGCTGCTCCTGAGTCGGCTTCGGCTCACCGCCAGCGGGCATAGGCTCCTTCTTAGGCTGCTTGTCCTTCGAATCGTCCAGCTCGTCGCCAATCTTGAGCGCGTCCTTGATGCGCTTCACATCGTCGCGAATCTCGGCAAGCTCGGCGGCTTCGTCGGGCGTCAGCTCGCGCTTGTTTACCTCGGCGTCGGCCAGAATCTTCTCGGCCTTGTCAATCTTGTCGTTCTTCAGCTCCACGAGGTTCTTGTAGCTCATGGCGCGGGTGTGGAAAATCTTCGGCATGTTAGCCCTCCTTCATTTCGGCAATCATTGCCTTGTACTTGCTGTAATCAATCTCTTGCTTGGTTTCACGTGAAACATCGTCGGACTTGTCCTCTCGAGTCTCTGGCGTTTCACGTGAAACATCGTGCTCGGCAACGTTGGCGTCGAACGCGTCAGATACGAAAATCCTGTCCTCGGAATCGTCGCTCCTAGCCATGATGAGCGTGCCGTCGTAGGCTGGCACCTTGGAACGGTCGAGAATGGACACCTCTTCGAGGTCGAGGTCGTTCACCTCGCGCGTCAGCATGCCGTTCTCGACGCCGTTCTTGACGTCTCGGTCATAGAACCCGAAAGACCAGCCAACCAAATCGCCGCGCTTTGCCTTCTCCATGACGTCCTTGTCAGTGATGGTGCACTTCGCGCGAAGTCCGATGTTGTCCTCGGTGAGTTCGAGGTTGCCCTGCTTGGTGCTTCCCAGGTCGCGCTGCCAGTCGTGGTTGAGCAGCACGTGAACATCGTCGTTGCGCTTCAGGGCACGCGCGAACGCCCCCTTCTTGATTCGCTCGATGAACTTCCCCATACGCGACATGAGCGGCTTACTGTTGCGCTCGACGGCATTGACGTAGCCCTCGATTTCGACGCTATCCTCACGAATGTTAATCTGCATTGATTTCACCCCCTTTGCCGCCAGTCTCATCGTTGACCTGCTGCTCTGTCTGCTCCTGCAAATCTAGCACGCGGTCAGCGTCCGCATCAGACAAGCCGCAGCCAACGATGAGCATGCTCTTTGCCTGCGAAGCCGTATAATTGCCTGCCGTGTACCCTGCAATGATGCTTTCCATGCTCTGCATCTGCCCAACGAGAAGCGGCTTGCGCACAACGTCATCAACCTTGTCCATCGTCTGGTCAACGACCTGCTTGTCATCGGCGTCCGCTTCGCCCCCTTGCGCCTGAGCTGCGCTGCCAGAATCCGAAATGCCAGCCGCCTTGGTCGAGTCCGTGTTCGGGGTGTACGTCTCTCCAGTGGTGGTGTCAAAGAGGACCGAGCCGAGTCCGAGGTCGATGAGGTCAAGCCCCGTGATTTCGTTCATGTTCTCGTTGCGGCGCATCTCGTTAATCGACATTATGCCACAATCCTTGGCCAGCTTGTACGTCTCATAGCGCTCCTTCAGGCTCGCCTTGATAATCTCTCGGCTGTCGAAAGCGAAGAAGCAATTTCGCTTCTCGCGCTCAAGAAGAAGGTCGCGGTTGAGCGCCGTCTCGAAAGCGCGCACGATGGGGTAGATTGCGAACTTCCACGTTTCCTCGAAGTTATCCTTGATGTGGAAGATGTTGTTTATTTCGTCCGCCATCGTCCGCTTGTTCTCATCAAGCTGCATCTCGGTGGAAGTGCTCGACGCCTCCTGAAACTCCAAGCCGTTGTTGAGCACAACAACGTTCTCTTCGGAGTTGCCGTAAAGCTTCGCCCATGCGTTTTTGAGCGCGTCGATTTCCTCTTGGCCGAGCTTGCGTTGGCTCTTGAGAAAACCGCGCTTGTTGCCGCCAGTCTTCACCAGCCCCAGCTGGTACATGAGCGTATGGTACGCAGTCTCCAGAGCCTTCGCGACCTCGACGGTAAGCCCAACGCCCGATGCGCCGTCCTTGGTGTTCCTCAGAATCTTGACGAACTCGAACGGCTTGTAGGTGTCCGCTCCGACGATGATGTCATACGACTTGTGAATCGGGTCGCTGTTGATGTTGATGCTGACATCATCGCACTTGACGTAGTAGAGGCCCGTCACGTCGTTCCTGCTGCGCTCGATGTAGCAGTATCCTCCCTTGCCCATGAGGTAGTCCTCGACCATGGCCTTCTTGAGTTGGAAGCCGTCCAGCGTGTCGCCGGTGTCTCCGTTGAGCATCTTGGTTCGAGGGTCGTTGTCAACCTCCTCGACCACACCTTTCTTGGTGCGGTACAGGCGCACTGGCATGCACGCGACCGCGCTCGTGATGAAGTCAACCGCGCCTGAGACCGCTGGAAGCATCATCGCCTTGTCGCGGTCGATAGGCTCATCGTTGAGCAGCGCACGCAAGAGCACGTCGTTCACCGTGCCATCGTTGCCGATGATGTTCTCGGTGGAACGCCTGCGCTCCTTCCTGTCTCTGAACCATCCCATTTAATCACCTCTTAGATAACCTGAATCGTGAATCCGCCCTGTCCGAAAATCACGTCCTGCTGTAGCAAGTATACGGCGTTTATCAGGGCAACGACCATATCGACCTTGCCCTTGCTCTTCTTCTTGTGGACATACATGTTTTTGTTGGTGTCGTATGAGCAGCGGGCATTCTGGAAGTTGATTTCGAGCAGCTTGTTGTCTGTGTACTCGAACTCGCCGCAAAGAATCTTCTCCTTCAGAAGCTTCGTCGGCGGATGGAGCACGGAGCTGTGCTGCCTGATTTCGACCGTATTGTAGCCAGCGCCTTCCAGCTTCTGCGCCGTGCTGAGAGCGTTCCATCGGTCGTAGCCGATTGCCTGCACCTGCACGCCGAACCTCTTCTCGATGCCGAGAATGAAGTCCTCGACAACCTTGTAGTCGATAACCCTGTCCCCGCATGCTATGCACTTCCCAGCGCGGATGAACTCGTTGTAGTCGATTTTCTCGTATGCGTTCTTCTCGGGAATGCGGCCCTCTGGCACGAAAGCGAAAACATCGGCGAGGATGTTGCCGTCATCGTCTGCGGCAACCATCGCCACGGCAGTGTTGTCGTTCGTCTCCGAAAGGTCTAGCCCCAGATACACGACGCGGCCGCGCCAGTCGATGTTCGCAACCTTGCAAGCCTGCACGTCAGCAACGTCGATGAACGTCTCCGTGCCCTGTCCCTGATAGATGATATTGCAGTGCTTGGTGAGAAAGTTCTCGCGTGCCGATTCGACCGCGATAGCGTAGGCGCGTTTCTTCTTCAGGTCTTCCCATATTTCGGGTATCTCCAAGCTGACTGGGTTCGCCTGACGCATGACCAAATCGTCCGTCATCCAGTCCTTGGTTTCGTCTGGCTCGTAGAGCAATGCGAACAACGTATCGTCATCGGCAATTCCGTCGAGAACCTTCTTGGCGTACGCAACCTCGTCCTCGAACGGGTTGTCGATGGTCGGATACTTGGTCGAGATGATGAAGCCAAGTTTGTTCAGGATGTTGAGCTGGCCCGACTTCATGGCTTCGATGGCATAGCTGGTCGGCAGCGCCCCAACCTCGTCCGCGCAGAACGCGCTTGGAAGTCTGCCGTCCATCCTCGAAGTCGAATAGCTCAGGGGGACGTATGTCGAACTCTTCGGCTTGAAGGTGATGTAGTCGCGCAGAATCTTGAAACGTTTGTTTCCCTTGTACTCGTACACCAGAGGTGACGAGCGCAGCGTCTGCGATATGGCTTCGCGAATCTGCCTTGACAGTGCGCCGTCTGGTGCGACCGAGAAGAACTCAGCGAATCGCGGCTCGGTCAGCATGAGGATGATGAAGATGGTCGCGACGGTATAAGTCTTGAAGTTCTTGCGTGCGATTTCCAGCAGCCCGATTTCGTAGCGCCGCTTCTCGGGATTGTCGCGGTAGACGGTGCACAGGACTGCCGTGTACAGCAACCATTGGTACCCAGTCGTGCACTCGTAAAGCGTCTGCCCAGCCTTCAGGCCCTTGGGCATGACGAGCAGCTTGAGAATCGACTCCATCTGGCGAATCTTTGCGTCGCTCACGAGGTACTTGTCGCTCTTGCCGTCGCATACGTCCATCCAAAGGCGCATCTGCTTCTTGACGTACTTCGGGGTGGTGTCCGCGTCTATCGTGCGCTCGCAGTACTCGTAGCCCCTATTCCTCGCCATCGCTGTCACCGTTGATTATCGCCATGAGCGGGTCGTAGTCTGAGTCGCGTTCCTCGTCCTCCTTGGCGAATCCCTTGATGATTTTCATGAGAGTGGTGACCGTGCGGTTGGCCGAGTCCGTAGTCTTGTTGTACTCGGTCACGGCTGGGTTCACGTAGATGTTGGCGCGACCCTTGACGTACTCCTTCGTAACGAGCGTTCCAGTCTCGCGGATTGCCGCTTCAAGCTCGGTGAGATTGTTGAGCTGCACCTGGTAGCGTTTGAACGTGGTCATGAAGAAGAAGTTTGTCTGTACGCCCGTCTCTTCTGCTATCTTCAGGATTTCCTGCGCCTGCTCGTTAAGGCTTTTCTTTGCCATGTCCTACCTCCGTTTTCTGTATCTGTCGCTGATGATTTTCGGGACGCATTTGTTCCAATCTACCCGATGGTGCATCCTTCGGTGGTGCGCACCCATCTCCGCAACCCTCACGGCCTGCGGCGCGACGATGACGCTGTAGAACGACTTGACGTATGTGCCGTAGTCGAGGTAAAGGGTTGTCATGCCTTCAGCATTCTTTTGGGTCTGCGCCTGCGTAATCTGCGTGTTGGTGATGGTGAAGAACAGCTTGCCTTGGTTCCCCAGCATGACGTAAGTGTTAGTATCCTCGTTCACCCTGCCGACGAATCGGAACGGTCTGTCGGTCTTCAGGAACCATACGTTCATTGCCTTGCGCGAAAGCCCTTGGTGGAAGAAACGATTTGCACCGCCTATCAGGTGACCGCCCTGCGCAAGAGCAACGGCAAGCGCACCGCTCGTGTCAAGGAACCCGAAGCAGTCCTCGAAGAGCCTGTCCAAATCGTCGCAGTACTTGCTCTTGAGCTGCGCACCACTCAGGAACCTGAACATGAAGTAGCCGTAATCGTCATCGAGGACAACGAAGTGGGCAAGGCCCAGCCGCTTCGCTATGTTGAAGCACTCGTTGCGGGCGTACACCACTCCGCGATGGTCTTCAACTGCGTCCGCCGTGTCCGTCCACTTTGCGACCTCGGACTTGTCGAACTGAATCACCATATCGCCGTAGCGGCTCTTGTACTCTTCCGCGCTATCGTCCTCGTTGTCGATGATGATGTACGTGTCACCGCTGTAGTTGCCCTTCTTCAGGGCATTGATGGTTGCGATGTTGTCTGGCCTTCCATGCGAGACGATGAACACCGCGTAATCACTCGCCATTCTTGCGCCACCTCCCGCTGACAATCTTCGGATAGAGAAGCGCCTTGCTCTTTCGCAGGCTCGTGCCGTCCCTCTTGACGATGACCTTCAGTCCGCTCGGGTCGATTATCACTGAGTAGAAGTCGCGCACGTACTGCTTGTTGTCATCGTACAGGCTGTGAAGACCGCCGTCGTTGGTTCCGCGCTGCGGTGAATTCTTCGTTATTGCATATGCTTCGAGCATGACCTTCCCAGCATCCTTGCCAAGCAGCAGCGCGTTCATGTCCTCGTTGAGGATGCCGACGAACTTCAGCCTGTCACTGGCTCGAACCACCAGCGCCTGGTTGATGTTCCAGCACATACCGTTCCCGTACACTCCCGCAAGCCCGCCTATGAGCGCACCGCTCGATGCGATGTTGAGCGACGTTACGCCCGTCGTTTCAAGGAACCCGACCATGGACTCGAACAGCCCATCGAAGTCGGTGACTGGTGCCGACACGAGCCTGCCGCCCTTGACGTACCTGAACGTGAACTGGCTCAGGTCATCATCGAACATAGCGAAGTAGCTCAGCCCCAAATCGTCCGCGATGTCGTATGCTGCGTTCCTTGCGAACACGACGGAGCGAAGCTCGTCTTCGGTTGTCATGGTATCTACGCGCTTGGAGTACTCGCGCTTGTCGAACACGATGACGCTGTCACCGTAAAGCCGTTCGTACTCTGCCCTCTGCTCGTCAAGGTCATCGATGATGAGATACGCCTTGCCAGAATATCCGTGCTTCTCCAACTCATGGAACGTCACTTGGTCGTGCGCCCTTCCATTCGTGAGAATCAGCACCGCGAAGTCGCTACGCATCGTCCTCACCGCTCATGAAGTCGATGTCCTCGGCAAGCTTCGCGTATCCCTTGGCGATTGCGTCATCGACGTCGATTATGACGAGCGCCGAGTCCTCCATAAGCTCCTGCATCTCTGGCGTCGCGTTGGCGTAGTACTCAGCGACGTTCCTGTAGTTGAAGGCATAGTGTCGTGTGGCTGCCTTGATTAGGAACTCGCGTTCCTCGGGCGTGACGTTCGAGTCCTGAATCCTCATGACCAGCTCATTGGCCTTCGAATCGTCAACCAGCTCGTCGATGGATGGGCACTCGCCAGTCGGCTCGTACTGCGGTATGTTCACCTTCTTGGTGTAGGTATCGTCAGCCTGCGGCTCGTCCTCTTCCAGCTCTTCGAAGTCGAACCCGAAGTCAGACATGTCGATGTCCTCGATGCCATCAAGCTCGATGCCCAGCTTCGCCATGTCCCACTGTGCAAGCTCGCCAGTCTTGTTGTCGGCCAGACGGAACGCCTTCACCTGCTCGGGCGTCAAATCGTCCGCCACGATGACGGGAACCTGCTTCAACCCCAGCTTGTGCGCAGCCTTCAGGCGTGTATGCCCGTTGATGATGACGTTCTCGCCGTCAACGACGATTGGAACCTTGAAGCCGAACTCCTTGATGCTAGCAGCCACCGCATCGACCGCGTTGTCGTTCAATCGCGGGTTGTTCGCGTACGGAATCAGTGAATCGACGTCCATATACGTCACTTTGGTCTTGTTCATGCCCTGATTGCTCCTTTCTCATACATGGGGCGCCCGTTCTGAGCGCCCCTGTAGAAAACTTGCCGATAATTGGCTTATTTGAATGATAATTGTAGAAAAGTTTCCAACATTGTAGAAAATCCAAGTTTCCAACATTGTAGAAAATCCAAAAAACCCCAGCAGATGAAAAACTTTTTTTCTTCTCTAGGCAGGTTAGATAGCCCGCAGGCTCAGTTTTCGACACTTTCGACAGGGGGGGGATTGTAGAAAAGTTTTCGACATTGTAGAAAAGTCCCGTAGACCACGTGGTAGCCAAGGTCTGTCCGTCTACCGCGTAGCTCCCCGAATCCTCTTCGCCGCAAGCCCTCTCAGGTATCCCTTGGACAGCTCCCCATCGTCCGCCATCCTGTGATGCTTCCTGCACAGGCATATGAGGTTGTCATCCTCGAGCAGTCCGTCTGGGTCTTCGCGTAGCTTGTCTATGTGGTGGACCTCAAGCCCCTGCGTGGTGACCTTCCCTTGGTCCCTGCACACCTCGCACATCCAGTGCGCATCGTCTCGCACCTGTAGGCTCTTCCTCTTCCACCTTGAGGTGAAGCGCAGCCTGTCCGCACCAGTCCTCTCGTACCTGTATGTAGGCTTCTTCCTCGGGCATGGCTGGTCGTATGGGTGAATCCGCCCACATCGTGGGCAGGCCCTGTATGCCCCCATCGAATCACCTCCCCCTCGTACTACGTAGCCCCCACCCCGAAGGGTGAGGGCCTTCCGCCGCCTAACCTATAGGATTTGCACACCCAATAACTTTGCGTTGACACACAATGACGTGGCGGCGGCACATCATATTTTAGCCTAGAATCGGCCTGCGTTGAGCGCTTCCTGCATCTTCCTCACCGTGTTACTGGGCGCTCCAAGGTAGCCGTCCGCATTGAATCCGTAGTGACGTTCCAGTGCGTTGATTGTCTGCCGTCCAAGGATGCCGTCCGCATAGACCCCAAGCGCCCTCTGCATCTTGGTAACGAGCTGCGACCCCTGCGGATTCCTCACCCACTCGAAGCCGCCAGTGCAGGCATTGAGAATCGAGCGGTTGCCCGCGTACTGCGAGGAAACCACGCCATCAATCGGAGTCCCGAAGTGCCTTTGCAGCGCCCTTGTGGTGGCAGGTCCCCAGTAGCCATCGACGTCAATCTTTCCGCTAGGCTGTGCGGGCCTTGGCTCCGTCTGCGCTCCCGTGTATCGAAGTATGCAGTCCCAGCCATGACGATATACGTAGACCCTTCGCTCGTTGGTCTCCCCGCCAGTCTGGTCACCTGCTCGGCCACCACTGGCCTTGCCGCGCTCGTCAATGGATGCCTGAGCGATGATGGCGTTCCTTCCATGACCTCGCACAACCATGCACACGTGATGCGTGTCGTTGAGCAGGATGTCGCCAGGCTGAAGCGTGCTCAGGTCAGGCGGAAGTCGCTTCCAGCCGTGCTTTGTGAGGTTCGCCGAAAGGTTGCCAGTGTAGGTCGCTCCGCCAGTCGCGAACCCAGCCTGACGCAGGGCGTAGATTACGAGCGAGCTGCAATCGCACTCGCCGCCGTTGCGAATGTCCCAGCGGTTGCTCTGGTCGTATCCGAGCGACCACACGCGAGCTGCCTTGTCCATCACCGCGATTGCCTTACTGATGCTTGGCATGCCGAACCTCGCTTTCGTAAACGTCGTGCTCCACATGAAGGCAGCGAGGGCACTGCCAGTCCTGACGCCTTTTGCCCTCGCCTGCCGACCTTCTGACCTCTACCATCGGAGCGCCGCACATGATGCACGTCCTCTTCTCTGGCAGACTACGCATTCGAGTCGCCCTTTCCATCATGAACCTCGTTAATCCAGTCGAGGACGTGCCAGTCAGCTAGCTCTGGATTGAGCTTCACGAGATTCTCGGCGCAGCTCACGAGTTCGTTGATGCACAGGAGGACGATGACGGACGTTAGAATCGGAGCGCTGTAGCCGAGGTTGACTCCGCCCAGCAGCATGCCATCAGAGATGTCGGCGATTATGACCACTCCCACCTCGCTCGCCTTGTGCCAGATGCCCTCGCGCATCACAGATGACTTTACTCGCCCCTTCTTGGCCGCTGCGGAGAATCCGAAGACCATGTCGAGAAGCATAAGGGCGAAGAGCGCGACAAGAACGACCTGCGCCGTCTGGTTGTCCCTTATCGGGCTGATGAAAACGTCTATGGCATGCGGTGGATTGGGCATTTTAATCGTCTCCTAGTGGCCTTTCTCAAGGCCGTAAACGTCTGCATTACGGAGAAAATTATACCGCACCACCTGCGGGAATTGTGGGAACGAGAAAGAAACACTCGAATTTGAATCGAGGACGTGGAACTGACCGCAGAGCTTGACCCATATCGAACCATCTTCTGCAACATAGGCGTTACGGGTGTACCAACGGGAACCATCGAGAAACTCTACCTTGCCTTCCTTGCGGATGTTCTTCGTTCCTGCAAGCTGATACCTGCTAAAAGCGTTCTCTGCCTTGTAAACGTTGATGGTCTTCATTGCAAGTCCCTTTCTCTCTTTCCCTTCTTGCTGATACTAGTATACACCTATACAATGCGAAGTGAAGCGAGAAATTGGGATTTTTTTCAACCTCGCGACCTCCTGAGCGCCGCCCTTATCGAGTCCTTGCTGCGGCAAAGGAACTCGGCAAGCTCGGCAACCGTCGCCCCCATGTCGAACGCCTCTCGTATCTGCTGGTCGGTCGCTCGCGGCGGTCCGTCGAACTCACGCTTCATGTCCTCTTCGTCCATCATTGCGCGCCCCTCTCGATGTCCGCCCGAATCAGTCCCTTGATGTACCCTTGGACGTTTCCAGTTCCGAGAAGCCGCTCGATTACGTCCTCGTCAGTCCGCTTGTTGAGCTTAAGATGAATTTGCTTCGTGTGTGCCTTGTCGTACTTGTATCCAGCCTTCAGCTGCGCTTCCGTAGCCATCCCAAATCACCTCCAGTCGCTAAGACATCCAGAATAACGCGCACGCAAAAAGAAACACATGTGCGAGCACATACAGAACGTATGCAACGGTATCAAGAATCATCACTCGTCATCACCTTCTGCATAATCGACAACCCTCGCACCACATGCTGGGCAATAGCTTGTCTTTGCCTTCATCTCCGGGAACCACGTGAAGCACCTGTCGCATCCAAATCCTCCGTCGTGCGACGGCCACAGATGGCACGTTGGGTCGATGAGGTCTGCGAGGTAGTCTGCGCCAATGCCGGTGTTCTCACAGTTGCCATCAAGCTCGTCCTCGCCAATCGGCTCGCCAAGCAGCACGAGCCATCCGGCGTGCTTCCTCAGCCGCTCCGCCACCTCGCGGCGCTCGTTTCTACTCATTGCTCCCCTCCCATCCGTCACACTCGTTGTCGGTCGCAAACTCCGCGCGCGAATGGCGGCACCACGCGTGCGAGAGAATCCGCACCGCCGCGACCTCGCCGAGGTTGTAGTACACGTCGTAGACATCCGATTCGGCGACGAAGCTAGCGCACGACAGGCACTGAGCGCCCACCCTCTCGCACAGCTCGTGCGCGCGGTCGCACAGCTCGCGCTCGAAGTCGCTCGCGTCCTCCGCCCCAACCTCGCTAGGACTCATCGCACGTCACCGTCACTTTCACCTATTCGTCGCAAACCAAGGCAGTTTCCGCAGAAATTCGTCGAATATGTCATCAGATTCCTCCGAAATCGCGCCAGCGGATGATGCGGGCGCTGCAGCGCGAACAGCAGCCAGTCAAGTGCTGTCATCGGTCCTCGTCCTCCACGTATCGTATGTCGAGGTGCGATTGGTCTTTGACGTACAAATCTCGTATTAAATCCAGCACCTCATGGCTTATGTGGTATCCGTGCGTGACGCATTCGAGCGTGGACATGTTGAAGCATTCGCAGCTGTCGCATGGCATCAAACCATACGCCTCAAGCGGGAAGCACCTCCAATAGCGAAAACGCCCTCCCAGGATTCCTTCAGTATTCATCGCTCGCCCCCGTCCATCATCAGGCCGAAGCGAAGGCTCGCGCCGTCGAGGTTCAGAATCGTCCCGTTCGCGTGCTCGCTGCACCACGCGAAGTAGCGCGCCATGTCCGCGTAGCTTCCGAAAATCATGGGTGCGACGCTCTCGTCGGCGTTGGTCATGATGATGACGGCCTTGGCGTCTGGCACGACTTTGAGCGCCATCACTCCACGCCCCCGTCCATCGCGTCGGCGATGCGGTCAAGCTCGCGCAGGTCCATGTGCTCGTCGTTTCGAGCACCCTCGACCCAGGAGCGCAGGCGCTCGGCGAGAATGCATGGGCGGCGCAGGTCACTTGGAAGACGCGCTGTCAACTCGTCACCCTGACGCACG